GCTGGTACTTCTACCACAATGAACCAAGGAGGAACCTTGGCTGCTGGTGGAACAACTCTAACCGTTACATCTGTTGCTTCACTTGGTGTTAGTACAAACGATTACATCAAGATCGCTGATGAAATTCTAAGAATTTCTGGAATTTCTGGAAACGACTTGACTGTTGCTCGTGGTGCACTAGAGACCACTGCTGCATCTCAAACAGATGGACAGACAGTTACTAGATTAGCAGTAACTGCTGCCAAGACCACAATCAACGAGACAACTTCTACAGGTGTTACCGTACCTATCATACGTAACCTTGAAGAGTACGAAGCAAACGTTGAGTCTGGTTCTAACGCTTGGAAGTGGGGTTCTAGACATCCAGGTACATACGGTAATTCACTCCGTGTTGTTACTACTGATGCTGGTCCTGATCAAATTCTTTCTCTTGCTCAACCAACTAGTGCTGAGTGGGAATTCCAAACAACTGATGCGGTAGCATACAGTGCAGCAAATGCAACTGCTAAGATCTATCGTTACACAGTCGTAGCAACTCTTGATGCTCCTTCAATTTCTGGTGATTTTAATACTGGAGAATTTTGGAGAGCAGAGACTGATGCAGCATCACCTGTAGGTATTGCAGTACAAGGTACTGTAACTGCATATGATCCTATCACTCGCAAGATTGAACTTGCTGTCAATTACTCTCTATCATCTGACGTTCTTGAAGTCGGTGATGTTATTGCTCTTTGGACTGCTGCTTCTGGTGGATCTAAGACTGGAGACAAGGCAAAGGTAAGTGTCATCAACCGTCAGCTACACATTATTAAAGATTCAAACGCTAATAGATTCGAACCAAACTACACCATCGAAGATGACAATGGTGGTGGTTCACCAAATATAACTGTTGCTGCTGTACGCTCTGAGTATGATGAGCGTTATTTCGGTGGTAGTCAGAAATGGAACGCAGTTGCTCCACGTCCTACAACCTCACCTTGGGTTGCTGATCGTGGTGGTGCTGATGACCAAATGCATATCATCATCCTCGATGGAGATGGAAAACTAACTGGTACTCCTGGATCTGTTCTTGAGAAGTTCCTCTTTGTATCTAAAGCATCTGATGCTAAAGGTGTTCAAGGAGAGACAATCTACTATAAGGATGTCATTAAGAACAATTCACAGTACATATACTGGGGATCACACGAGACCTCAGAGTTGTATGATGTAAATGGATCTGCTAACGGAGATTGGGGACAATCAGGTATTGGTACCCAGTTCGATTTGATTAAGCAACAATTACCAATCAAAACGAATGAAACATCTCTAGGTAGAGAAATCATCGGTACAACAAATGGTTCAACTGTCAAGCACACCATACAAGGTGGTGTTGATGGTTATACCTTAGCACGTGGAGAGATCCTAGCTGCATTTGACCTTGTTGCTGACAAAGAAACTATTGATGTTGACTACATCCTAATGGGTCCATCATTGGCAGACACCAGCGACACTGTTGCAAAAGCACAAAAGATCATTGACATCGCTGCTACACGTAAAGATTGTATGGCATTTATCTCTCCATCACGTGCAGATGTGATTGGACAGAGCGATACCAACGTCATAGTAAATCGTACGATTGATTTCTTCGATCAGTTATCTTCTACTTCTTACGCTGTATTTGATAACAACTACAAGTACATCTATGACAAGTACAACGACAAGTATCGTTATATTGCTTGTAACGCTGACCTTGCAGGACTAACATTAAGCACAACTCTGAATTCAGAAGCTTGGTTCTCACCTGCAGGATTCAATAGAGGTCAGTTAAGGAACGCAATTAAATTAGCATATTCTCCTCTAAAAGATCATAGAGATCGCTTGTATGCTGCACGTATTAACCCAGTAGTAGCATTCCCTGGTGAGGGTATCGTACTATTCGGTGATAAGACTGCACTATCTTACCAGTCTGCATTCGACAGAATTAACGTTCGTCGTTTGTTCTTGGTACTAGAAGATGCTATCTCAGAAGCAGCTAAGACACAACTATTCGAATTGAATGACGAGTTCACTCGTGCTTCATTCAAGAATATTGTGGAACCATTCCTACGTAGTGTTCAGTCACGTCGTGGTGTAGTGGACTTCCTAGTTGTTTGCGACAGCAGCAACAACCCACCCGAAGCAATTGATCGTGGGGAATTCTTTGCGGAGATATTCGTGAAGCCTACGAGGTCGATCAATTACATCACACTTACCTTCACTGCTACTAGAACTGGTTCTAGTTTCGCTGAAGTAACTAGCTGATTTCAAGAGAACTAATTAAGGAGACACACAAATGGCAGAATCACAACCAGGACAGGTAGAACAATCGGCGGTCAGAGCCCCGATTTTCTCCTTCCGTGACCAAGTAAGGGACTTTGCTCGTCCCAATCTGTTCCAATGTGAGATCTATGCACCTCCTGTCCTACAGGATGGAGTAACACCACAGTCAGGTGGTGTATCAGGATCATCATCAGAAGGAGTAGAGAACGCAGCAGGAGGATCACAACTCAATGCATCAGAAGCATCTGCTTTTGGTACCTTCCTTGTGAAGGCAGCAAACATTCCAGCATCTACTGTTGGAGTTGTTGAGGTTCCCTATCGTGGACGTATGCTTAAGATTGCTGGAGACCGTAACTTTGAACCTTGGACTGTAACCGTACTTAACGACCAGTCATTTAAGTTCAGAGCATTCTTCGAATCTTGGTCAACAAACATCCAAGCATTGCAACAGAATTTCCAGAACTCTAACACCATCGCTGATTATCAGGCAATGGCAAAGGTTAGACAGATGGATAGAAAAGGAAAGATCATTCGTACCTATAGGTTCGAAGGTATTTGGCCATCTAATATCAGTGCTATTGATTTAGATTGGGGTAACAATGACACACCAGAAGAGTATACTGTAGAGTTCCAAGTTCAGTACTGGACATACGATACAGACATCAACACTGGTAACGCTGGATAAGCGGTTCACAACCCTGCTAAATAGTAGGTCAGACAAAACGAGATAGATGTCACAACTTTTTGGTTATTCTCTTGAACGAGCGAAGAAGGGTCAGGCTACTGGCCCTTCTTTCGTGCGTAAAGAGTCAGATGATGCGGCTACACCAGTCGCAGGTGGAGGGTACTTTGGTACCGCCATTGATCTTGATGGAACATTTAAAGATGAGAATGATCTCATCCGTCGTTATCGCTCTATGTCAATTCATCCTGAATGTGACAGAGCAATCGATGATGTGGTCAATGAAGCAATTGCAGGTGATGTAGATGATACACCTGTAGAAGTAGAACTAAGTAATTTAAAAGTCGGTGCTGGAATTAAGAAGCAAATCAGAGAAGAGTTTGTAAACTGTCTGAGACTTCTTGATTTTGACAAGATGGCATATGATATTTTTAGACGTTGGTATATTGATGGGAAGTTATACTATCATAAAGTAATTGATGTTAAGAATCCCCGTGGTGGAATCACGGAACTTAGGTATGTGGATCCTCGTAAGATTCGCAAAGTCGTGGAGATGGAGAACAAGAAGGATAAACAACATCTTGATCCACGTACACTAGAAGCTAACTTAGCTCCTAAGACTGCAGAGTACTACGTGTACAATCCCAAGGGGATGCGTGCAGGTATGGAGACTTCTGGTATGAAGATTGCACCTGATGCAATTTCTTTCTGCCACAGTGGTTTGAAAGATATGAATAAGAATGTGATTATGTCACATTTGCACAAGGCAATTAAAGCACTTAACCAGCTGAGGATGATTGAAGACTCGCTGGTTATCTATCGTTTGAGCCGTGCACCAGAACGTCGTATTTTCTACATTGACGTAGGAAATCTTCCAAAGCAAAAAGCAGAACAGTACCTCCGTGAGGTAATGTCTCGCTATAGAAACAAGTTAGTATACAACGCAGATACAGGAGAAATAAGAGATGACAGAAAATTTATGTCAATGCTCGAAGACTTCTGGTTACCCAGAAGAGAAGGAGGACGAGGTACTGAAATCACTACGCTCCCAGGTGGACAAAATCTTGGAGAACTTGAAGACGTAAAGTATTTCCAAAAGAAATTATACCGTGCATTAAACGTTCCAGAGTCACGGTTAGAATCTGATTCAACATTTAATTTAGGTCGTGCTGCTGAGATCACACGAGATGAAATTAAATTCCAAAAGTTTGTCACAAGATTGAGGAAGAAGTTCAGTTATCTATTCCACGATCTACTTAAGACACAATTAGTTCTGAAAGGTATCATCAGTCTTGAGGACTGGGATGATATGTCAGAACACATCCAGTACAACTTCATTGCTGACAACTACTTCGCTGAACTGAAGGAGAAAGAGATGCTTACTGAGCGTCTAAACCTAGTCACTGCAATGGATCCATTTGCTGGCCGTTACTTCTCACTTGAATATATCCGTCGTCATATTCTTAGACATACTGACGCAGAGATCAATGAGATTGACGAACAGATTGAGGATGAAATCGAGAAGGGTGTCTTACCAGATCCCGCAACGATTGACCCTGCCACTGGTATGCCTATCGAAGATCCTGCAGCTATGGAAGGCGAAGGGATGGAAGAAGAGGCTCCAATTGGCATAGATAATGTAGAACCTGCGGACTATAAACGTGGGGAATTCTAAATAATACTGATGAGGACTTATTATGCCTAGCATTCCAGCTACTGAAATTGTTGACAAACTGTTTTCCGATAAAAAGGATTTAAGCGGTGAAGTTAATGATGCAATGATGGCACTCTCTCAAGATGCTCTAGATCAGAGAAGACAAGAGATTGCAAAAGATTGGTTAAAAGATTCTGAACCTGAAACTGAAGTAACACCAGAGGAGACACCTAATGAAACTGATAACGGAACAGATTGAAGACATTCAAGTACTTGAAGAGAGTACAAAGAGTGGTAAGAAAAATCTGTATATCGAAGGCACGTTTCTCCAAGGCGAGATTAAAAATCGCAATGGAAGGATGTATCCTATGGCTACTCTCCGAAGAGAAGTT